CGGCCCGCCATTCAGGAGGTCATCGAACGCATGGAGGCGTTTCGGTTGAATGCCCCTGAGTCCCAGAATATGGGACCCGGAAAGCCAGAGGTCGGCATTAATTTGGCCCAGGACCTCACGATGGCACTACCGGGTGGCGAACTTCCAGAGGGGATGAACTGGACCGCAAGGCTGGGGCAGGCTAGCGGTACCGGTTGGAACGTACCTGTGTTGGGCAACGTCAAAGGCCCAATTGGCATGTTCAAGCGTAAGGAACAGCGGGAGCATGCGGAAGACCCGTTACCTGAGCTTACATCACACCTTAGGGAGAAGAAAGGCTTTAGGGCCGGGACCCCCGCCACCAGGGAGAAGCTGCTAACAAATGCGTCAGCTTACTTGACCAAGAACTTCCCAGAAATGTCGACGAAGGAGCGCGCGAATTGTGTCCGCATCTGTGTGACCGAAGCATTGTTACCAGATGACGTAGACCAAGCGTGCCGCCAACGACTCAAGGACAGCGTTAACAACCGCGCAATCCACGAGTTAGCGGCTGCAGCCGACGGGGACTTGGGTAGGGCCGGGCTCCTTAGGGAGAAACGGGCCCTGCCCAAGGGCAAGTCAACCTGATGGGACGGACGCGTTACGGAGCCGGGGGTGTGCTGGCAAGGCGGCCACCCTGGGTTTGCAAAGCTGGAGGAAGCAAAGATTTTGCCCATAGACCGGTCGAAGCCCTGTGAACACAAGACTCACATGTATAACCTGGTTATTCCGCCCCCCTTTGAGGGTGTGGAGGAACAAGCTGTGTATACTACATGCATTAAAAATGAGGAAGTTTCACTGAGGAAGAGACATCTGCTCAATGAAGGGTCGCCGAACCCTGAAGAGTGGCAAAGGTGTATGGACTACGTGCAGCGCATCGCCGCGAAGCTATCTGTGGAACGAGCACTCACTCAGGAGGAGTTCATTCTGCGTAAGGGTAGCCCACGACAGCGGGCACGTACGATCCGAGCTTTCCAGGAATTCAACGAGAAGGGGATGACGGAGCATGCGTTCAGGGTGCAGGCGTTCATTAAGGTGGAGAAGTGGTCCAAGAGTGCCATTTCCGCCAGTGACGATGCCGACCCTGACTGGCACCACGTATCTGAGGATGACGCTGGTGCCTCTACCTCCTTCAAACCCCCCAGGCTGATTCAACACCGAAGTGATATGTATTGTGCGCTGCTGGGGCAGCACATTGGAGCCATAGAGGACCAGCTGTGGAAGTACACCGAGGGAGGGCAATCGCCCTTTTCCAAGGGGAAAAACAGCTACCAGGTTGCGCAACAGATTGCGGACCTGGGGAAAGACTTTACGGATCCAGTGTACATCCTGGCAGACCACTCAAAGTTCGACTCGTGTGTCACGGTACCGTGGGTAGCCCTAGAACATAACTTCTACATGGACTGCCTGCCCAGTGACGAGCTGGACTTACTCATGGAGCAGCAGTACTTTAACAAGTGCTATACGAAGAACGGTATACGCTATCTCTGTGAGGCCCGGAAAATGAGCGGGGAATACACAACATCGGTCGGGGACACGCTTATCAATCTGAGCGTGTTGGAGGACATGTTCAGGAAGTATCTGCATCGAAAGCTGCTAAATGGGGACGACTCGATAATTGCTATGGAAAGGAGCACCTTCGTGAAAATGTTGTTTGAGGGAAGACTATCTCCCGCAGCATGGGCGAAGTACGGGTTTAAGACCACTTGGTCAGTAGTAGATCGGGTAGAGGACGTGGACTTTTGTCAAACAAAACCCGTGGAAGTTGAACCTGGGGTGTGGCGCATGGTTAGGACGCCATGGAGGGCAATCTCGCGTTCCAGGGTGGCGGTTAAACGCTATCAGGGGCAGGGATGGGCCAAACTAGTGGCGGCTATCGGTATGAGTGAGCTGGCGTGTGGGGACGGGGTCCCCATGATGCAGGCCTGGTCCGAGGCCCTGATCCGGGCGGCTGGGGGAGTCAAACCCCTCAAG